GCCCCCGCAGACGCCGGAGGTGATGTTCCTGTGGCCGCCGAGCCAGTTCTCGCCCCAGTGGGAACCGATCCCGCCGGAGGAGGAGAGCAACCAGCACTGGACGCCTCCGAACCTGCCGAAACAGGACGCGTAGAAGCGGCAGAAGTTCCGGTCGAGGCTCCGCAGACTGTTGAAGCCCCGGCGGAAATTGCCGTCGAGCAACCGGCAGAAATTCCGGCAGAAGAACCCGCGGCCGAAGCGCCGAAGGAGAACCCCTAATGAACACCTACGTCGTAACGCAGGACGCTTGGATTTACGGCCGCTTCTATAAGAAGGGCGAAAAGCTCCGCCTCATGGACAAGCAGGCCAAATACGAACTCCTGGCGGGCAACCTCACGCTTGAGGACCCGACGGTCGATACCCTCGACGACTAATGAGCGGCGTCAGCAACGCCACAGGCGAGATGCTTGAGAATTGGGAGCATACTCGCCTTGATTTAATACGTGAGCGTTAATACTTACTCCCAACGGGGCGACCGGGGGAGTAGGTATGGAGCACAAGCCGCGCAAAATGAGGAACGGTGTGCCGAGTGTAGACTTGGCGGGGCGCCGGTTCGGCGATACGGTTGCCGTCGCATATGTCCGTAGTGGGACAAGGCGGCAACCTTACTGGGCTTGGGAGTGTCGCTGCGACTGTGGCACCACCCACTACGCAAGGACGCATGTTTTGCTGAGCGGCGGGACGACGCGATGTTACGCGTGTTCAAAGCCCGGCGCAAACAAAGCGGGCATCCCGCCCGGCGCAAGTCGGTCGTCGGAGTATGGCATCTGGCTTAACGCTCGCTTGCGCTGCTCGAACCCAAGAGACCGCAGGTGGGGTGATTACGGCGGTCGCGGCATAACGATGTGTGAACGGTGGGCGCGCTCATTTACAGCCTTTCTTTCTGACGTCGGCCCGCGCCCCTCAAAAAATCACTCTCTGGATAGGATCGACAACGATGGGCCATACAGTCCAGAAAATTGCCGGTGGGCGACGCGAGCCACCCAGCAAAAAAATCGTAAGCGCCTCAAGTCCTCGCCAGCTAATGATTTTATTAAGGGGGCGCTCTCGTGTCCGGGGTAAGTAACACCACGGGCGAGATGCTTGAGGGCTGGCTTCACTTGAAGCAATCCATCATTGATCTCTTTAGGACACGCATCGGCACGCGGGTTATGCGGCGCGATTACGGTTCGGATATTCCCGACCTGATCGACCGCCCCGCGGGCCGTGACGTCGTTTTGGAGGTCACGCTTGCCGCGGGCGAGGCAATCGACCGGTGGGAGCCGCGCTTTCGCCTCGAAGGCGTCGGGGTCACGGAGGCCGGGCCGGACGGCCGGTTCCGTATAGATATTGTCGGCGAGTATTACCCGCGCGGGCATCTCGGCGACTTCACAATCGTCGAAACGGATCAGCGGGTGGAGTTCGTCGTCTAACTCCCCGCAAGGGGGAGCTATGACCGGATTTGCCGCCGTCAACCTCGGCCAGCTTGCCGCGCCGGATATCGTTGAGGCGCTCGATTACGAAACGATCCTCGCGGAACTTAAGACGGACGTCGTCGCCCGCCTTGCCGCGAAGGGGATCGCCTACGACGTCCAAGATATCGAAAGCGACCCGATCGTCAAAGTCCTAGAGGTTGCCGCGTATCGTGAGGTCTTGCTGCGCGCTCGCGTCAATAGCGCCTGTCGGGCGATTATGCTGGCCTACGCGCAAAGCACAGACCTCGACCACAAGGCGACGGACTTCGAGGTCGAGCGCCTCTTGATGGGCTACGAGGACGAGGCGGAAACAAAGCCGATCTACGAGACGGACGAGGAACTCCGCCGCCGGGTACAGTTGGCCCCGGAGGCGTTCTCAACCGCTGGGGCTCGCGGGGCCTATATCTTCCACGCCTTGTCGGCCGATCCGTCGATCAAGGACGCCTGGGCGTTCTGCCCGGAACCGGGTCGCGCCGACGTTGTCCTTGCCGGGGCGGACGGAACAGAGATCACAGACGAGGTCATCGGCAAGGTCATCGACATATTTGATCGCGAGGACGTTACACCCCTGACCGACGCGGTCTACGTCTACAACGCGACGCGCAAGAACTACAGCGTGACCATCAGCGTCACCTGTCAGAGCGGCCTCTCGACGGCGCTTCTCAAGAGCCAAATCGAGGCAAAGGTCCGCGCCTACGTCGCGGAGCGGTATCGGATCGGGGCAGAGGTCTACCGGTCGGGTATTACTGCGGCGGCCTTTATTTCCGGGGTTGAGACGCTCACCCTGACGGCGCCGTCCGCCGACGTCGTCTGCGCCGACCACGAAATCCCGTATATGACCTCGCTGACTGTGACCGTTTCGGAGATAGCGTGAGATGGCGGACGATTTGCTGCCTCCGAACGCGACGCCGCTAGAGCGCGCGTATAGCGGGGTCACGAAGCGCCTGACGGACATCCCGTCGGACGTTGACCGGGCGTTCCGGCCCTACAAGACGCCCTCGGATTTCTTGCCGTTTCTCTCCTGGGAGCGCTCCGTCGACCTGTGGGAGAGCTGGTGGTCCGACGCAACGAGGCGGAACATCATTGCCCGGTCCTATCCGCTGCACAAGCGCAAGGGGACGGCCTACGCCTTGCGGGAGTTCATCCGCTACGCTGGCGGCAAGGTCATCAGGATCGAAAAGCCGCCGGGGACGATCTTTAGCGGGCCGTCGCTGACGCGCGCGGAGCGCGAGCGGTGGCTGGCGTCTCTTCCGCAAATCCGCACATGGCGGGTCCGCGAAAAGTGGAACGCACCGCGCTGGAAGTCCTTCTACGGCTCGAAGATCATTTACAACGCCTACTGGCAAGGCCCGAACGGCAAGCCTTACACGTTCGCCATCCCGTCAACGGCGTTGGAGCGGAGCGTCCGCCGTGCTCGCTGGGTCGTCAAGGGCGTCGAAACGGACAGCCGCGTTACGACTTTCAACTCCTACTACAGGGTACATGTGAAGGGGAACGGGCGCTGGAGCGTCTTCAATGATACGCCAGCCGCGCCAAAAAAATTCTATGCGCCATCAACCGCACGGCGGCGCCTGTTTACCGTTTCGCCGAAAGCTGCGTCCTCCTGGCGGTTTGCGCTGGGGCCATCCGTGCAGGCTGTAACGGCGGAGCCGGAGCGCGTCAAAGTGCGAGGCACGCGGGGCAAAAGGGTCTTCGCGGATGTGCCGTGCCGGATGGGGTGCTACGCCCCGAGCACAGCTTACCTTCGGATTTATCACCGCTGGTCCGTGAATGACGGGTCGCGCCAGAAAAGCCGTGGTCCGATTACATTCATGGGCCGTGGCCGCTATGGGCTACCCCCACACACCGCGCTCGTCACGGTCCAAATCAACGGGAAAAAGAGCCCCTTCTCCGCAGGCATCGGGATTGTGGTGCCGAAATCGCGGTTCTGGATGCCGCACGTCTCGAAGCTCGGTCCCGTCTTGCGGGCGTCCCGAGCAGCCAAGCGCCTTACAGATCGCATCCTGCTCCTGACGGGGCCGGACAAAAAATTCATCGCGGGCAGGAAGTTCCTGGCTGGGGAGCAATCCTACATCGTCGGTCGCCCGAATTAAGAGGACAAGATGGAAAAGAAGATTATCTTCCGGGACTACCAGGAGCAGCAGGCGGCCGACCATACCAACCTGCAAACCTTCGTGCAGACGAGCCTCGACCATATCGTTGCCGACGCTGTGGTGGATGGCAACCGCTATGCGGGCTTCGACATCACGCAGTCCGCGACGACAGAAATCCAAATCAGCTCCGGCCGGTTCTACGGTACCCTCGGCGACGTTTACAACCGGGACACGGTAACGACGCAGTCGATGCTCCCCTTCCTCCCGGCTGTTTCTAAGCGCTACGTGTTGGTCACTGTCGGCGGGTCGACCGTCGACACGGAGGTCCAAGAGCGCGACTTCTTGGTCAACGTCGACACCGGTCAGACGGAGCCGGACAGCGTCGCCACCCAACGCGTCCGGCAGGCAAACATCTCGTTTGTATCTGGCACGGAGAGCGCGGACCCGCAGCTTCCGGCAACCCCGGCGAACGTCGCTGTCATTGGTTGGGTCCGCCTCAATTCGAGCGGCATTGAGGCCATCTCTAACAACACCTCGTACAAAGTAAACTCGACCGAGGCGCTGCATAACCGTGCCAAGTCGCTTGAGGCTTGGAAGGGCATCATCGGCCCGCGCGTCGACGATCTGGCCGGTGACATTGCCGACCTCACCAAGCGTCTCAACTCCGTCGGCACCAACCGTGGCATGATCGACATCAAGAAGGACCTCGCCCGCGTCAAGGAGGCCCTTGGTTTCCCCGAAGGGGCCGCAGGCTACGGCGCTGATCGCTTCCTTGATCGCACTGGGTCGGACTACACCAACGCGGCGACGCTTGGTTACGACGCCAAAGTGATGGAAGGCGTCCGCTTCCCGGACGCAAACGCGGATCAGTTCGAGATTACCCTCTTCTCGAACAACGACCCGAACGCCAAGGTGACGAACGGGATTTTGCTGCCGAAGTTCACCGACGTTGTGAAGGTGCAGCACGCGCACTTCAATTCCGCGCTCGGCATTGCGCAGTACGGCTTCCAGAACCACACGATGAAGGAAGGGTACATGTCGCGGATGCGTTTGCGGCATTCCGACACCCTTCTGACCTGCGAAAACGGCTGGTGGTATTACTCCGGCGAAGCCTCCCCTATCGGTCCGCAGAACCTCTACGACCTCGATAGCTGGGAGATCAGCACGCTCGAACTGAGCTGGGTCGACCCGAACGACCCGTCGCACTACATCCTTCGCGAGGACGGCTACTGGATCGACTCCTGGAAAGAGCCGTTCATGTACGCCCAGACGACGAACCACGTCATCAACGGCGCCAAGATTGCGCAGACGTTCCTCGCGTCAAGCGACTTCTGGGCTACGAAGATCGGCTTTGCCATCGCGCAGAAGGGCGGCTCTGGGGACATCCACGTCGCCCTGTGCGAGGTCGAGGACGGCGCCCCGAACCCGAGCAAGACGCTGGCGAAGGTGACCTACCCGCACGCGTCGATTGTTACGGGCTGGAACGACATCTCGATCAACCCGACGTTCCTGCAAAAGGGCAAGCTGTACGCGGTCTGCTTGGTTTCCAACGCCAACCATCAAGTGTGGATCGGCGGCGGCGACGAAGCCCCGTCGAAGTCGTACCTCCAGGGCACGCTGTTCTATTCGACCGACGGGCAGTATTATCTTGGCGACCTAACCCAGGATATGTGCTTCCGCGTCTGGGGCGCTCAGTTTGCCGCGACGCAGGTTACCATCGAGTTCCAGCCGATCAACCTCGACGGCGGCTTCCGCTACATCGACATCCTCAAGCACGCCTGGGTTCCGGCCTCGACGCAGTTGGTCTTCGAGGTGCGTCCGTCCGGGGCGGGCAACTGGATACCGCTGAACAAGACAAACAAGGCGGCCCTGTCGGCGTCTCCTGCCTTGGCGCAGTTCCGCGCCCGCTTTGTCGGCACGACCGCCATGCAACCGGCGCTCAAGCTGACCGGGTCCCGCGTTTTGGTATCCCGTCCGAAGCTCGCCTTCCGGCACGTCTCCAGCACTCTGTCTTGCCCGTCTACGACGGCCATCACAGTTGAGGCGAAGGTGGAAGGCTTCAACGACACGCCGCACGATCTGACGTGCCGTATTCGTTCCGGTGGCATTTACGTCGACCCGGTTTCGACGGTCGTCAAGCAGATCAGCAGCCGCCCGGTGCATATGTTTACATGGACGTTTAACCCGGCGGCCACGACCTCGTTCCGTATCGAGTTCAACGGCGCGACGAACAGCGCGGGGAGCACGTTCCATATCTCCGAGCGCGTCTTCTACACAACGTAAGGTGAAACATGCCTGAGATTAACCCGGACGCCTACTACAAGGTAACGGTCATCAAGCCGGTCAAGCTGTCGGAATTTTCAACGGCGCGGCCGGGTGACAAGGTCAAGGTGAAGGGCAGCGTCCTTGAGACGCTCCCTGCGGACCGCGTCGAGTACGAGCTGATCGCCGAATGAACCCAGAGTTTTTTGAACCAGAGGCGGCCTATCGGGTCCGCCTGACGCGGGACGTCCCTGCCGGTGCGCTTGTCTTGCGTGCTGGTGCGGACGTCCAGCTTCGCGGCATCTATTGCAAGGCGCTTGCGGCGGACATCGAAAGCGCGGAGAAAATCGAGGAGTAAGGGCCGTGGCGAGACGTTACGAGGCATATAAAATCCAGCGCGGTGACGATCTCGGTGACCCGGAACTTTGGAACGACCGCTTTAACGACCTCGACGTGCGCATCCACGCCAACGAGCAAGACCGGGATGCTCTTGAGAACGCCGTCGACGCCCTTGAGGCGGTCGCGCTCCAGCGCCTTGATGAAACACTGACGCCGATCATTAACGACGCGCTTGCCGCGTTGGAGAACATCGGCGTCGCCTTCCAGGCCGAGAGCAACGACACCCTGGCCGTTGCTACCGGTGAAATAACGGTCATTATCACCCCGGAAACGCGCGGCAAGTGGATTTTAACAGATACGCTGATCCTAACCTCGGCCGACGGCAACGCTTCGATGCTGGGCCAGCCATCCAGCTACGACCGGACCAACGGCATTCTGATTGTCGACATCGTCGCGACGACCGGCACCGGCCCCAAAACGGGCTGGAGCCTCGGCGTGTCCGCGCCCCTGTCGTTGGATCACGCCACGCGCACGGACAACCCGCACATGGTTACGGCCGCGCAGGTCGGGGCGTACACCACGACGGAAGTGCATAACCTGACGCTCGACGGGGGCAGCTTCTAATGGCCAACACCATCCTGCATAAACGGTCGACCACCCCCGACGCCGTTCCTGCTGCCGGGTCCCTGACGGCGGGGGAGTTGGCGATCAACGCCCATGATGGGAAGCTCTTCACGAAGCTCGACGACGGCACGGTTATTGATTTGACCGGCACGTTCACCGGGAGCTTGAAGCCGCGCTTTAACGACGGCGGCGCTCTTGGTGTTGCCGGGACGGCGTGGTCGGACCTGTATCTGGCCTCGAACGGGTTCATCGACTTTGGGAACGGCGATGTCACCCTCGTCCACTTTAATGGAGGGGCGGGCGATAGCTGGCTGACAATCAACGACGCAAACTTGACGGTTGAAGGGACCATCGCGGTCGCCGCGTCTGGGTCGGCAAAGTCCGTAAACATATCGCGCACGGATACGCATGGCTCCCTCGCCGACGTCGGGTTTTTCTATTTTGATGGCAGGGACAGCGGCGGGAACTGGCACCGTTACGGGCGCATCCAGTGCTACGCGGACGACGCGACCGACGGCTCGGAAGATGCTCGTTTGTTGCTTGCCGCGTCGACGGCAGGTGCG